CTTTCTGATGTTGGTATGACTGATGCGATGAAAGAATATAGACAAAAGTTAAGAGATATTACTAATGGATTAAAAACATCTGATGATATTAATAATATAACATGGCCAACAAAACCATAGGAGATAATAATGGCATATACACACAAGATGGTTAATGGTGAGAAAGTTGCATTAACCGATACAGAAATAAAAGAACTTGAAGCAAGAGATGAAGAGTGGGCAAAAGGTGCTTACGATAGAGCGATTGCAAATTTAAGAATGGAAAGAAATGACAAACTTTCACAATCAGATTGGATGGCTAATTCTGATGTAACTATGAGTTCTGATTGGAAAACATATCGTCAAGCTCTAAGAGATTTACCATCTGGATTAGACACTGAGGATAAAGTAAATAAAGTAACTTGGCCTACAGAACCCTCATAAGATATACTAAATAATAATAAGGAATAACGATGGCTGCAATAATAACAGAAAAATTTAGATTGCAAAATGCAAGTCAGTTTGCAGAATCTTTTTCAGAAACAAATGAACACTTTTATATGTTTCTAGGAAAAGCAACACCTTTTACTAGTACAACTTCTGGTGGAAGTGATACTTCTCCTCCAACTCCAGTGGACGATATCACATCTGAAAATTACAGATGGGACTCAATGATTGGTTTGAATAAGATTGTTGCTTCTGATACTGCAAGAGTTATTAACCGTAGAACATATCTTTCTGGAACAACTTATGATATGTACGAACACAACATATCAAGTTCTAATACTGCAAACAATTCAACTGCATCAAATTTATTTGATTCTACTTTTTATTTTATTACTTCAGAAAACAAAGTTTACAAAGTTTTATATAACATTAATCCATCTTCTGGTAACACACAAGCACTAAGCACAGAACCAACTTTTACTTCTCCAGTAAAACAATTTGTAGGTGGTTACTTTTTACAATATATGTACACATTGACAAACACAGAAGTTTCTAAGTTTTTAACAACAGACTTTATGCCTGCAACTACAGATTCAACAGTTTCAAGTGCAGCTGAAAGTGCGAGTGGTGATACTGCACCTTTCAATGGTGCTCCAATAGATGTATTTTTAGTTACTAGTCAAGGTTCTGGATATCCTAACGGAACTTACTATGCAAAAGTTCAAGGTGATGGTTCTGGTGCAATACTAAAACTTGTTGTCGCATCAAATGTAATAACACGATTTGGTGAGACTGGAGTATCAACAATTCAAACTGACGGAACTGGTTATACTTTCGCAACTGTTTCTCTTGCATCCTCAAACATTTATACAGATGCTGGTGCCACCAGTTTAATTTCTGGTTCAACACAAACATCTTGGAACTCTGCAAGTGCTGGTGCAATCACTCCTATTATTTCACCAAAGGTTGGACACGGACATGATGCACAATCAGAATTGGGTGCTCATTTTGTTATGATGAATACAAAATTCGAACAAGAAGAAGGTGCAGATATTACAGTTCAAAATGATTTCAGACAAGTAGGTATTATAAAAAATCCAACATCATTTGGTAGTACAAGTTTATTTACTGCATCAACTGGAAGACAAACTAACGCAGTTTTACTTGCATCAAACTCTGGTAATTTTGAAACAGATGAAAAAATTACTCAAGCAACAACTGGTGCAGTTGGTAGAGTTGTTGAATGGGATGCAACAAATAAAATATTATACTATCAACAAGAAAGATTTTCTAATTATGGTGTAGACTCTTCTAATAACACAGTTGCATTTTCTGGAACTAATACAATTAATGGTGCAACTTCAAGTGCATCTGGAACTCCTTCATCAAGTTCCTCTACTGTAGATAGTGCAGTATTTTCTTCTGGATACTCAAATCCAGAATTACAACCAGATAGTGGAGACATAATATACATAGAAAATAGAAGACCTATTTCAAGAGCTTCTGACCAAACTGAAGATATAAAAATTATAGTAGAGTTCTAAATGTCACAAATCACAAACCTTAATATTGCTCCTTATTATGATGACTTTGATGAGTCAGATAATTTTCATAGAGTTTTATACAGACCAAGTTTTGCAGTTCAAGCTAGAGAACTTACAACACAACAATCTATTCTTCAAGACCAAATAGAAAAACTTGGTAAAAACATTTTTAAAGAAGGTGCTCAAGTTATCCCAGGCGAAGTTGGTTTTACTGACGAGTATTATGCAGTAAAATTAAATTCAACTTTTGGTGGTAATGATATTTCAAGTTATATTTCTTCATACGAAGATAAAATAATTACTGGTGCAACTTCTGGTGTAAAAGCACAAGTAATAACAGCTGTTGCCGCAGACTCATCATCAAGTGCAGAATTATCTGGTGGTGACCCAATAACATTATTTGTTAAATATATGCAAACTGGTGATGATAAAGTTACTGAAGTTTTTCAAAATGGTGAAAATATTTCTGCTGATGGTGCAGTAAGTACATTTGTTGCAAATCAAGAATCTGCAACTTTACAATCAACTGATGCAACTGCAACTGGTTCTTCTGCATATATAAATGCTGGTGTGTTTTTTATCAGAGGAAGTTTTGTAAGAAACACTGCACAAAGAATTACATTAGACAAATACACTAACACTCCATCATATAGAGTTGGTTTTACTATTTCAGAAACATTAGTAACTCCAGAATCAGATACAACTTTATTAGATAACGCAACTGGTAGTAGTAATGAAAACGCAAAAGGTGCTCATAGATTAAAAATAAGTTTAACTCTTGCAAAACTCTCTTTAAATTCTACAGCAGATTCAAATTTTATAGAATTACTCAGAGTAAAAAATGGTGTTCTATTATTTAAAGCAAGAGACACAGAATATTCTATTTTAGGTGATACACTTGCAAGAAGAACATTTGATGAATCTGGTCATTACTCACTGTCTGACAGACAATTTCAAGTTATACCAAAAGAAACATTATCAGACGGATTAAACGATGGTGTGTATTCTAGTGGAACTTCCACAGATAGTGGTAACAGTGCATCAGAATCATTTATGACACTACAAGTGTCGCCTGGTAAAGCATATGTAAAAGGATATGAATTAGAAAAGATTGCACCGAGTTTTGTTGATATAGAAAAACCAAGAACAACAAGAAATGTAAATGGGGCAATAACTCCAGTGGAAGTAGGAAACTTTGTTCGAACAAATAATTTATTTCAGATTCCAGATTTAACACCAGAAATATCTGGTGAAATTGCAAAACCATACAGAGAAGTTTCATTACACGATAATTTTACTATTGCAAAAAATGGTGGTTCAGCTGCAAGAGGAACAGAAGCAGGTTCACTTTTACCATCTGGTAGTGCTGGTACTAAAATAGGAAATGCAAGAGTAAGAGCAATAGAACTCGATGCAGATACCAGTGGTGTAACAAACTTTATAAGTACAGCTGCAGATTCAGATTCACAATATAAAATAAATTTATTTGATATTAAAATGTTAACAGAATTAGTGATGAGTGATACTCCATCTGGTGGCACTACTGTGGGTGCAAAAATAACTGGTGTATCTTCTGGTGCAACTGGTTTTATTGACTCTGCAACAAGCACTAGAATAAACCTAATAAGTGTTACTGGTACATTTACAAATGGTGAAAAAATTAAATCAACAAGTTCAACAGAGACAGATGAAATAATTGAAAACTCTAGTAATGTAGATTTGACAATATCTTCTTCACAAATTTTTGATTTTAGTATGGTACATTCTATGTTTATGAATGACCCAGATGCTGATGAAGATTTCACTTGTGATACTATACAAGAAAATAATTTTACTCTGACTGGAACAGTATCAACAGAACCAAGTAATAAATTACTTACTGGTTTTGGAACTTTATTTTTAACCGAACTAAGAGTGGGTGATGTCATTGAAGTACCATCTGGTAATAATGGTGTTGCAGAAAAGATTGTCGTAGAATCTATTTCTACAAACACACAACTCACATATTATGTGTTAGAGGGTTTTGATGATGTTACAACTTCAAATACAACAAGAGCATCCACCACTGCAACTATAACTTCTACTGGTGCATTTGCATCCTCTACTGGTACAATCTTACCTGGCTCTGGTTCAAGAACTGTAATCATCAAAGGTCATAATGCAAGTAATTACAATGGTAAGTTTACATTGACAAGAACTGGTGATAACACTGCAACTTATACAGTAGCTGGTTCACCAACAACTCCAGATACTTCTTCTGGAACTGCATCGATAGTTACTTTAACAAACAGTATTACAACAGTTCCAGCAACAAGAACAAGAACAGTTTTAAAAGACCAAGACAGAAATATTTTAGTAAGAAAATTACAAAAACCTTTTGTAAAAACTTTATTAACCACTGCAAACAACGGAGTGTCAGATTCCTCATTTACATTTAGAAGACAGTTTATTGTAACTGTAAACTCTTCTGGTCAAATATCTATGACTGGTGGTTCTAATGAAACTTTCAATGCGTTTAGTGATACTGATTATGTTGTTTCTATTTTAGACCAAGGTGGTGCTGGTGGTACTGGTAGAACTGGTGATATTGTTTCTGTATCTGGTACTAATGTAACAACGAGTGGAGCAGGGACAAGTTCTGGAACTATTACATCAACAACTGTTTTCGGTTCTGCTGGTGATTATAAAGTTAAAGTAGTTGCAACACTTACAAAAACCTCTGTGCAACAAAAAACAAAAACAAACAATGCAATGCATTTACTTGATGTTGATAATGATGGAGTTACTGGTGGTGCAATATATGGAACATCTGCACATCATAAAGAAATCACAATAGGTAGAGGTGATGTACACAGATTAAGAGCTGTATTTGAATCCTC